TTACTTAAGATTTTACTCATTTCAGTTTGTTCATTATCCAATTTTATTTTTTTAAGAGCATCTCTTTCCTCAGAGGTCATGTCCCCTCGTTTTCCTGCTGCAATCTTTGCAAAACCAGCCTTTGCTACATCGTATCTCTCACATATGTCACTTCTAGGATCGGAGGTATCCTTGTTACAAGGTCCATTTTTATTCTTTCCTGTGGCCCACTGCTCAAGTTTCTGCTCTCCTGCCTCTTTGGGTGTTATGGTCAGCGTTGTTCCATCAGGGGCTGTGCCGCCAACGCCATCTAATGCATCATTAAAGGGTTTACATTTTTCATCTATCTTTTTCTGCACTGCACATGCAGCTTCTTTAATTGTTTTTCCTTTTAAACTCTTTTTGAATTTATCTTTGAAAGCATTTTTCTTCTTAGCCCCTTTGCCTGTGGATTTTGAGTTAAGGCAGTTATCTAACCTTTCATTATGTGCCTTAAAATACTCATCTTCCCCCTGTTCTTTTTCTGTCGCCTCTTTTTCTTCCTTTCCCGTCTTTTTCGCTTCCGCTTTTCTACGGTCTGCATGAGTGCCCTCTTCACAATATTTTTTAAACACTGAATTGTTACCTTCGCCCATCTTTACTCGACTAGATTCAAGATCATCAATTATTTTCTGCTCGGTCTCAAATACGCTAATTCCCTTTATGTCTGTGGGTCTCATCACTTTGTCTAGACCTATAGACTGCTCTTTACCTGCACACTTTGCTGCTTCAGCCAGTTCTTTTTCTATCTTAGTTTCCTCCTTTTTTAATTTCTCAATAAGAGCTTTGCCACTCTTTTCAGTAACTTCCCTACAAATATCTCCCTTATTTCCTTTTAAAGTACCCTCTCCACCACATACATAAGAATCTATTATCTGTAAGTCCTTACTCCATTCATTACGTCCGTGGCGCATTGCAAGAAATAAAGCACTTCCTTTAAGAGGATCTTCACTATTAGCTACCCCCTCTAAAAGTGCCCAAGCTCGCTCCTCAGAAAGTCCATACGGCCCTTTGGGATTTGTAAAAAACTCTACCATACCTGTAACTATGTCCTGGCTTTGCCCACTTTGTAAACTTGCAAGTAATTCTTGCTCCTCTATACTAAGACCCTCTTTTAATATTTGTATAAATTGTTCCCCTGATCCTTTAATAGCGGAAGCTTTAGCAGCTTCCTCTCTTAGTCTTTCTCGGACGCAATTACAGGCTTTCGGTTTTGATGCATCATCTGCATATCCAGCTAGGATTAACTCTTTACATTCACTCTGGGGATCATCCCCGAAAATGTCGGGCTTCTCGGTGGCCATCCCTAACTTCGGGCTCGTGACTTGGGGTGCCTCACGGACAGATTCCCGTGCCTTCTCTCCTTCCTTTCCTTTACAATCAAACTCCTGAAACGTTCTTACCCAATCATCCTGCACGGTATTAGCCTCATATGCTAATCCTCTATTGGCAAGCAGAGCACTTCCTACAGGCTCAGGCTCTTCAATCGGCTCAACATAGTCCTTACACTTAGTTGCCCAGTCCTCTTTAGAAAGACCAGAACATAAGTCCTCATTATTCTTTTCAACCGCTTCATTGTAGGTTGCAACCATATTCTTGTAAAGGTCATCAGTCCCATCCGTTGTACCACTTCGACGTTGTAGATATAATCCACCTTCCTCAGACCCAAATCGAACACCGTGACGATCCATGTGAAGCATGTTTCCTATTGTCCTTAAGACACGGGGAGATGGTCCTGGTTCAGGATAACCCCCCTTCTTTAATTTTCCCACAAAATTAAAGAGCTTAGTTGCTCCTGCAAGTGCTCTCTGAATATTCTTGAAACATTCTTCCTTCTTAGGATCTTCAGGAAGAAGTTCATTACACTCCCTTGCAGTGGTCTCAACCATCTTTTCCAGGTCAACTAGTGCGCGATCTTCTCTTCGATTTTTTAGAGGCTCATAGCCTGGATACAAATTCTCATCATTTTGAACTCTAACTATAGGCTTACCTGTCTTCTCGCTGGGGGTTAGTGTAATAGTAAATCCAGCATCTGTCTGTACCTCTTCTGCCCCCGCCTCTAATGCTGCTTCTACTCCTGCTTTATTCCCTATAAATTTTATTAGTCTGGCAGTAGCTTTGCTAAGTTCAGGGGGGATAGGAGAGAGTGGATTAAATCCAATCTTGTCAGTCTTGTCAGATACGTCCTGATTCCACGCCTCATCTTCTTCACCCTCCATAAAGGCACTTACTAATTTTCCTCCAGAAGAATTATGTCCACCAGGAAAATCTATCCATTCACCTTTGGCACCACCCTTTTGCTGACTCCAGTTCTCTCCAGCACCCCTAAAGGTTCCCCTAAAATTTGGGCCTTTTACGGTTACTACAGTATTATCTTCTGCTGGAGGTGCGCTCCCTATTCCTGTTTCAGAGTCTTCTTCCCCTTCGGGGGCTGCTGCCCCCTCTTTGCGGGAAGCGGTAATATTTTTACCTTTGGAAGTGGTATGAATTACTTGGTCTTTGGCTCCAGGTTGGATACTACCAAGTGCTGCCATCGCTGCCTGGGCAGCTTTCTCTCTTTCAGGACTTCCCCTCTCACCCTGTTCTCGTAACGATAATTTAAACTTCCTTTTCTTTAGAAGACAATAGCTTTCCAGGAGTGCATAATAATAATCCATCTTTTATATTATAGATTAAGCCCAACCCAGATAAGTCCAGGCTGGGCTTATTTTATCTCATTTAAAATTAATTTAGTTGTTAACGATTAACATGATCCATGAAGTCGTAGCGGAGGACTAATTCAATTGTATGAAAATCATTAGTTCCATAATTAAACTCAGCAGTCTTCCAACTCTTAGGATACACACCGAAAAGTTTTGTTTCCATCAACGGTTGACCATTAGGATCTAAGTTAAGAATAGAAACTTGTTTAGCCTTCCATCCATCATTAGTCTTAACATCAGCCATCTTACCTGTCATCGGGTTATAGATAGACTGAAACCACTTCCATAAGGTGGTAGCAACTTTTTGTTGACTGAGGTTATCAAAAGTAACGGTAATCTCATCAGGACTAGCTTTACCTGGATAGAAAACCTTATCATTAATACGATTAACCTCTATATCCTCTGTTGCAAAACCAGCAGTAGTCACTTGTTTAGCAGCGAGAGTAAGATCGGTAGGACTCCCATCGACATCACCAATTTGAGTAAAGTGAATCTCAAATTGATAAGCACGTACTGAGTCTAGTGATTGAGATATAACAGGAAGCCCCGCCCCTGTTAGGTTTTCTCTATTCTGATTTGTCAGAAAAATTGATTGTGTTTCAGCCATTTAATTTTCTCTCCTATAAACTCCCTAACTGTGCAGACTGATTAGTTAAATTAAGCTCAAAGATGACCATCTCTGCCGTTTTCGTAGGCTTAATCAGTACCTTGGTCCACATTTCATTTCTATCTATCCTAACTGGAGTGTTAGTTGTTTCATCACAAATTACCTTGAACTGTGTAATTCCTCTACGGTTAGCAATATCATCTAACATCGGATTAAGAAGATCTTCCACCCTCTTCCAAGTAAATGAATCATTAGGTTCAAAGACGAGACGCTGTGTGGAAGCTAGAATAGCCTTCTTAATATAGATCATCATACGTCTCACATTAATACGATCTAAAGCTGTCGGCTGGCGTTGAGCCGTTCTTTGGCCGAAGATGGCAATACCATTCTGAGCGAAGTTCACTATTGGATTGATAGCATTACCTCCAGAATATAATGAATCCCTATCCCCTTGATTAAGAACGACTTCCACATCTGTTGGCTTAGTTAGTCTCCCCCTCACAAAGCCTGCGGGAGCAAACCAAGGATCCGAAACATTATCTGTTACAACCATTTGTCGTGCCCCGTATATCTCAGGAGCTAACCAACGATCTTTAGCGTCGAAGACTTGGAAAACCTTTAACCACGGCCAGTATATGGCAGCATAAGAACTATTGATTGCTGCGGTTCTACTAGTTGCAAATCCATTGCTCCAATCAATCGCATTTGCTGTAGGTCCTACTGCATAAGGTGGAGAGACCAAAGCTAAGAAGTTACTCGTTTTTTCAGCTTTGGTAATTAAAGCATTTTGAATAGTCTGTTGATCCCCTACTCCAGTTCCAGGAGCTAGAGCTATGGAAATATTAAGAACATCATCATCAAGAGCTTCTATTCCAGACTTACCTGCTCCTCCAGTCCCTGCTGTTGCATTACCTACCACAGCAGTAGCTACTCCTGCATCCCAACTAGGAATACCATTAGTACCTGCTGCCAAATTATAAGTTCCCTGCTGTAACTTGACAAAGAGAGGATTAACACCAGCGGTGGTGGCACTCGCAGGACCGTATCCATAGCCCGTTACCGTCACAGCACCCACTAAATCTTTTAATTGTTTCTCAAAAGAAGTGAGGGCTGTAGGAGTTATATCATCATAAGTACCCGTTACAAGATAGGAAGTAACATAATCCGAAGTCCTCGCAGCATAGTTAACCCCCAGGAAATCCTCCAAGAATGCAGCAGAAGTTGTTCCAGCAATAAAGGTTTCCGCAGCTACTCCCAAGTTATTTACTGCTTCTTTAGTATTCACTCCACCGTTTACCCCTACTTCGAAGGATACACCACTCGTACTACCGTCTGTCTTGGTACCTGCATTATAACCTGCGCCAGCCCATAGACTTTTTACTAAGTATCCTACTGTCGCACTGTCAACACTAGTACCAGATACAGTTATTGAAGAAGTAGCAGCAGTGGCGGTCAGAATAGATCCATCAGCATTAACAGGGAGCATCCCTTTTAGCCCTGTCCAGCCCAAATCATCATGCCCCTGAATCTCCATAGTAATTTCAAGAGTGGCTGCACTCCCAGCAGCTAGACCTACAATGAAACTAGATGCGTTTACACTACTACTGTCTGCAAAAGCTCCAATGCGATTTGCATCTAGAGCCCCTCCAAGCTTCTGCTTCATAGCTATTGCCGTAGTCGCTCCCTGCGATTCAGAGACAGAAAGTGTTCCACTTGGAACGGTATAAGTTTTAGCATCAACTATCTTAGTCCTAGCACTATCGTATGCTGTAATAGCAAACCTAACCCCAGAAGTAGTAGTATCGTTACTACCTAGAGCGGACATGCCACCTGTATTGGTGAGCCCACCATCCACCACATTGATCGGATTGGCAGCAGTTCCACTTATCCAAACCGCAGGACACCCTCCAATACTTACAACCGCCGAAGCATTTACTGCACCACTAGCACACCTTACAAACCTCAGAGAGTCAGTAGCTTCCAGAATTTCAAGGGCACCCTCTAAAGCTTGACCTTTGATTCCTTCATCAGGCTCTCCAAAAGTATCTATTAGCTGTTGTTGACTAGTGATCAACGTTGCCTTCTCATTGTTGAGGCCAGCGATAGGTCCTCGGCTAGCAAAGCCTACAATACCTACAACAGATGAATTAATGGTTGGGGGATAATCTGATATGTCCTTCTCAATGACATATACACCTGGGCTAACAAAATTTGGCATTTATATTCTCCTATTATGCGTTTCTAATGGCAATCAAATTTCTTTCTTGATACCTAAGAACATGATCGGTAATGTATGAAGAAGGAACTTTAATAGTCTGATTAGGCTCTAAATAATAAGACTGCACTCCCTTTCCTGTCTGGAAAAATAGACTCCAGCTTTGTAAACTCGTATTAGTGATGATCTTCATAACTCTTCTCCTCTTTATTTACTATATTTGTAGAACTTTTTTGCTATTATTTTTAATAGATTGTGGCATCTATATGAAATTCTTCAATTTCTCCGGTAGAAGTTATTAAAAACTTAGGATTTGGAATATATGCTTCTAGTTTAATATTAAAAGTTCTTCGAATAATTCTCTCCTGCCTATCAGATAGCTCTACAGTAGAGTTATCTGATTCTGTATCAATATATGCCTGCGCTACATTAGTATATTGGTTCTTTATAACCAAATGAGGATTAAATAAAAGCCTTATTTGTTCTACCAACTGATCCAAATTAGCTTTATATTTTGCCCAAATATTAATTCCATAGTCAATGTCCACTGCTCTCGGAGCCAAACTAATTACCCTAAACGCTCTCTTCTTCTCCTCACTCCACCATTTCTCACTTACAATATTAAAGGAAGCTCTCCTCCTAGTATCAGCATTGTTGGAAGAATTTTGATTAATAGAGATAATGGGAAGAATAATATTATTCTCTTGTTTTAATTTAGATACAGTGCGCTCAGGATTAGCATGAACACATTTCACACCAACCACATCTTCTTCTGAATTAATATAAACTAATGATCCTAACTTTGAAATAATAAATCTTAACGATTCTTTATAGAAAAAAGGTATTTTATCAGCCTCTTTAGTTCTTATAGCAATTTGGGTTCGTGCCCAAGTAAGAGGATCAGAAGAAGGGAAAGTAGGAATAGCCCCACTAGCTGTGGATTCTTTTGAGAGATAAGTTTTAGCCATCGTAAGACTCCTCTATAGTTTCTACTTTCCAAGGTCTCCCTAAGTCCTCCGAAGTCTGAGTTAGAGGAGTGTCCTGAACATCTGCCGAATCCCTTAGAAGT